CGCGAATGAGTGGCAAGGAGTATATGAAATAACGGATTACCCTGGAGCATTTGAAAATAATAAACCTACTGAATCTAAGGACCATAACGTAGAAATTTATAGAAACAAGTATCTTGTTAATCAGAAAGGTGGTTCGCTAGAATTCACTAATACCGATAACAAAGAATCAATTAAACTTACACACTATAGTGGTAGTACTATACAACTTACAAATCCCACATCTATATATCTTTCTACCACAAACGAGCAACACCTTATATTAGGTGATAAATTTGAAACAATTAGAGGCTCGGATAATTTTTATGTTGATGGTGATAAAGACTCAACTGTTAGAGGGGATTTATACAAAAAAGTAGGTAGTCAAAATGCCGGTGCAACACAAAGATGGAAAGATTTAATGCAAAGTGTGGCAGATATTAAGCAAAGATTTGAAATACAGAGAGTTAAAAATTTATCACTTTTTAATAGCTTAAATCAAAAGCAAGCTGGTACGTATGGCCCGTGTCCTGTATGCAGTCAAAACAGAAAATACAATACACTTAAAAACGATCCTTTCAGTGCAGTCGGCGTACCAGCTGTAAGGAGCAATGATGACGGCGTAGCAAAATATAACACTGTAGTCACAAAAGGCGTTCAGCAACCAGGGGATGCTAGATCTTTGGCTTTACCACCAGTGGGGGAATGCCCTAGCTGCGGTGGTACGGGTAAGAGTAAGAGTAGTATGGGCGGTACTTGGTCACCTGATCCTGAAAAACAAAAACTTACTCAACTACTTCAATCTAAAATAGTGGATATGGCTAAAGCTGAAGCCGATTTAGGTCTTGGTGGTCATGAAATAATAGATATCACAAAGCATAAATTCGAAACTATAGGTACTATAATGAATGATTTTGGTAGTATTAGAGTAGACACACAAGGTAAAATGTACAATTCTTTTATGAATATTGGTACAGATGGAGTTTTTGAAGATCAAACACCTAGTCCTCTCATTGAATATGTTCACGTAGATGATTTACCTGGCGGTAATTATACGCTGAATGTGTGTAATAGATATACAGTACAAGTGGGGGCTGGCGGGATTAGTATGAAGACGTTTGGCCCTGTGCAGATAGGAGGTACAGTTATTAATATGGCTGGCGAACAAATTAATTTAGCTAGTGAAAATGAAATTAATATTGATGCGGGTAAAAGGTTGACTGTTACGGCCGATATTATGGTCTTTAAGCAGAGACAAATGAAGCAAGTTTTAATTGATAGTAGTCTGGGTATTAGTAGAAACTTAATTGTTGGAGGTGGTGCACATGTTGAGGGCGAACTTACAGTTAATCATATAACTGCACCGGTGGAAATACAGGAAACCGAAGACACTAAAGTTTACGGTGTTACTAATAATGAAGATGCTAAAATTATTGGTTATGTGCAACCTGGAGCAAGTGTTTGTAGAGATTGGGGTATTGTTTGGAGCAAAACACCTTGTAACAACGTAGCAGATCCAGACTGCTTATACACATATCCACATAGTCATCATTTTAGAAATCTACCTCTTAAACTAGTTGCAAGTAATGCTGATTTAAGAAAAGAGGCTAAGCCTACAGCTGAAACTGATCGTCATGCAGCAGATCCTCAAGATAATTCCAAAAAGGGCCCTTAGCTATTATTAATTTTATGATCGCTATCCCAACGAGGCTTATGCTTGACTATCCAATTAATTAACGCATACTCAAATCCAACATCTTTATTAGCTCTTTCACTTTCAAACCACTTATGCTTAAGTATTTCATCTCGCATTTCTAGAAAATGCTTGTAAAGTCGAGTATTCTTCATCTCGACACTCCAATCTCCATTCACAATATATTTATTCAAATAGTCCCGCATTACTACGGGCCCACCTCCCACCCCTATTTGAATACTCCTTCTTACTTACTTATTTCCAAAAGACTTATTTTTTTGTATAATTTTTATAGGGGTGAAAAAAACTGTCAATCATTTCAGGGTGCTTTTCTGGCATAATATCTGTACCGTAAGTTTTAACAAAAATTTTGTCTTTTCTTTCTTCTTTTGGCTCATCGGGTGCTTTTTTTGTACCGCGGATCATGTAGACTATTATTGTATCAACCATTTCAAGTAGAAAGGCTAGCAAGAAACATATCAAAGCAGTTATTTCTCCACGAAATAATGCACCAAACGAAAGTTGTATTACATCATCTGTTGTATATGATACAAATTTAGGCTCAAGACCCATTTTTGAGCTAATTGTAGAAATACTATTATTAACTATAATAATAGTTTTTGAGAGGTCATTAAAATTACTAGTGTTGTTAACTTGAAATAATAAGCCCTTTTCCTTTGCATCACTTGAAACTAATGTATCGATTTCCTTGAGACCTAAATCACACTGTTCTATACGCTTCGCATAATCTTTACTGATTCTTTCCTCATCGATCGACTGATTTTGTGTAATTTTCTTTGCTTCGAGTTCGTTTACTGCCTGTGTCTTTCTTATATCTGCCTGATATTCTTTGGCTCTTGGGCCAGATCCTGGTGTACCAGATGTATTATGCCCCTTTACACCTTCAGTTTCATCAAGATATGTTTGCTTAACTTCAGTCAACTTAGATTCTAACTGAGAAATCTTTTCAGATGAAATAGACTTTAATGCGGCTAGTTCTTGATCTCTTTTTTTTTGTAATTCTATCTTTTCGTTTTCTAATTTTCCGCGAGCTTCCGTATTAAAATAACTAATCTTTTCAACAATTTGAAATTTTGTTTGAATTAACGTCTGTTTTACGCTAGTTTCACTATAAAACCCAACAAAATCAAATATTGCAGGCAATACGCTGATTGCCAAACACAAATATGCGTGTTTTGTTTCAAACTTTTCATTGCCAAACAATACAATTTTAATGCAATAGGGTAATCCAACAACTGAAACGCTGGCCAAGAATACAAATAGCTTATTCCAGTCAGAGAGAATGATATTTAAAGCATGAAATGCAAAAGCGCTTGCGACAACCATTACAACACCATAAACATAATTTAATAGGTTGGCTGCAACCTTATTTTTAGTACCAAAACCAAATAAAGTTGGATGTAAGTGGTTCTCTTTCACCCACTTCTTATCGAGAACAGGAATCATCGTCTATTATTTATTATAATTCAACGTCAGCAAACGAGTCTTGTGAAATTGTCGTGTCTCTTGCGGCAATCTTATATGCACCTATCTCTGCCTCTTGTGGAGCTACCTGTACCTTGCTGCTATCAAGATAGCTATCTAACCAGCCTGCAATTGGATTAGACTTTTCATTAAAAATCTTCCTATAGCCTAATGAACGTAAACGATTATCACAAAGCCACCGTGAGTATCCTCCCAATACCTCTGCATTTAATCCTAGAAGTGATCCTTTGCTAAACAAATAATTAGCCCATTCCATCTCGCTCTTTGCAGCTTGCTCATAGAACGCATAAATTTTGTCTTCGTTCTTTTTTACAATTTGAGTAAATCCTTCCTTGTCTTCATCGCGTAAAATTTTTAATAAATTTTGTGTAATTGCATAATGCTGTGATTCATCGCGTTGAATAAACTTAATAATTTTAGCATTACCTTCCATTTTACCTCTATATCCAAAATAAAAAGAACAAGCAAAGCTAACATAAAATACAAGCCCCTCCATTACATTAACAGATAAGATACAATCAAAAATCTTTTCTTTAATATCTTTCTTATTATCACTACCTAGAATTTTGTCAAAGTTATTTCTAATTAATTCAGCACGTACAACAATGTCCTTATCCTCCATAATACTATCGAAAAACTGTGATGCGTGTGGGTGTACATTGTTAAGTAAATACGAATAGCTGTAGCTATGAATGCCTTCAAACCGTTGCCATGTATTCATACATATCTCTAATTCAGGATTAGATACATAGTCTTTTAATGAATGTATGGATCGCGACAACATACTATCACCCAATGTTTGGAATTTTAAGTTTTGATCAAACACAAATCTCTCAGCTCCGGCTAATTCTCTGTAATCATGTCTGTCTTTTTGAAGAGATATTTCATGAGGCCACCAAAAAAACTCCTCTTGTTTTTTGAATAACTCAAAGAAAACTGGATATTTAAATTTATCATAACGCTGCAGATTTAAATCCTCACCGAAAAATAATGGTTGTTTTGTGTAGTCCACTGACTTAGTATTTAAAACTGTCTTCATACATTATTTATTATAGTTTACAAGCACCACTCGCGCATGAATCTAGCGACTGCTCTTTATCACCATCATCTGTATTATTGTAATATAAGCTAATCAGACCTGTACTATACGCATACATAATTTCTTTCATGACTTTAGCATCGGGTAATACATGGTTTGAATAATGGTTATAATTATAGTATATGTTAGTAGAGATTGCCATATCAATATATTTTTGTAATACTGCATTTATGTTAATTAATCCGATATTATCAGGTAGGGTAAAAGCTAGTTCGTAGTTATTATCATACTTACCTATCCCTGGTACTAACACAGGCAACTTACCCATCTTAGACATTTTATATGTGATGAGCGATCTTATAGGCTCTACACCATTGGTAGAGTTCTGAATGACAGAACTAGACTCACAAGGCATGATAGCAGACATTGTGCTGTGTCTTAAGCCGTGGGTTTTGATTTCTGTGCGTAATTCCTCCCAGTCAAGAGTTAATTTTCTTTTTACTAGTTCATTTACTTTCTTTTTGTATGTGTCTATTGGTAGAATGCCTTTAGAGTATTTCGTTCTTTCAAATTTTTCACACTTGCCTTTTTCCTTAGCAAGCTGAACACTCGCTTTTAGCAAATAATACTGAAAATGTTCCATCCATTCATCTAGAACTGGCAATGTCTTTGAAGAAGAATAGGTGAGGTTATTTTTAGCTAAGAATGCTGCTAAATTTGTTATTCCAATACCCAAGCTTCTACGCTTTTTGGCAAAATTTTCTGCTGCATAATTAAAGTAGTCCTGTATATCTATAATTTCATCCAGGAATCTTACAATTAATTCGCAAATTTTTTCTAATTCGTGCCAATTCTTTATTTCAAGCATATTAACTGCAGACAATATACACATACCAATTTCTGCTTCTTTATCGTGAAAATCTTTTAATGGAATGTAGGGGTGAATAATTTCTGTGCACAAGTTCGACATAGTGACTTGATCAAGCCATGCACCGTGCTCGTTAGCGCTATCTACGTTTAAGATATAAATTCTACCGGTTTCGACTCTTTCCTTGACAATAAGAGAGAATAGCTTTCTAGCGGAAATCTTCTTTTTGAACTTTATCTTTCTATCATTCTCATACTCCTCGTAAATTTTATCGAATTTTGTTGTACCCCAGGCTTCCCATAGCTGAGGAACTTCATGAGGCGAGAAAAGAGTTATTTGTTCATCTTTAATAACCCTATCATAAAAAAGCTTAGACATACCAACAGTATAATCTAATTTTCTTACACGATTATCATCAGTACCTGCATTGTTTTTTAAAACAATAATATCTTCTATTTCGTAATGCCACCATTGAACATTGACAGTTGCAGATCCACCGCGAATAGAATTTTGTTGCCATGCCTTTACAGAGGCTTCATATATCTTTAAAAAAGGTATTAACCCTGTATGCACAACGCTTCCGCCGTTAACCGAAGAGCCTATTGCCCTTATACGCGAAATATCAATACCAATACCACATCTGCTCGCAGTTGCTAGTGAGACAGCCGTGCCCGACGCAGTGATTGATTCCTTGGTGTCATCAACACCAATCAAACAACAGCTAGCATAACCACGAGAAATTGTTCTTACACCGGCCATTATTGGCGTAGGTAAATTTATTTTATGCTTAGATATGGCGTCATAAAACTTTTTTACATAATTAAGTCTTATATCCTTAGAGTAATTACAGAACGTATATGCAGCAATTAAAATATAAGCAAATTGTGGCGTCTCGTAAATAACATTACTAACTCTATTTTTTATTAAATATTTGTCACAAAGCTGTTTTAGTCCAGCATAGGTAAAAATAAAATCTCTATCATGATCTATAAATTCACCAATTTTGTTTATTTCGTCTTCTGTATATTTCTCTAAAATTACAGGATCATAAATTCTTCTTTTTAACCCGTTATTAATTGCCTCGATTAAACGAGGAGGGTGTTTTCCACCCCATACATCTTTTCTTAATTGATAATTTAATAAACGAGATGCGACATATTGATAGTTAGGTTTTTCAATAGAAATAAGATTTGCCGCGGCCTCAATAATGCTCTGATGGATTTCTTTTGTCGTAACATTGTCTACTATATTTACTTTAGCATTAATTTCAACCTCAGAAAGACTAACGTTTTCAAACCCCTCCGTCGCCCAAGAAATAACTTTATGAATTTTTTCTATATTAAATTTTTCCTGCACCCCATCTCTTTTTTTTACCATTAAAGTACTCATACCACAAAATTATTTTATATTTATCGTAAGTTGATATAACTTTCCATTAAGGAAACTTTTTTATAGAAAGTTATGATTAACGATAGCAAAAAAATAAATATACCCTAGGCGCTGAAAAGATGGAACACTTTTGTTGCAACAAAAATTCTCTAATTGCATGGGTGAGAAGAATGTTTCAATATAACTATTATCTATTGGGTAAAGGCCTGGTGTAAAGTGCAGGAAGCATGTTAAGCATGAAAGCCCGCAGCTAGTAAGTATGGAGCTGTATTCTCCTATATTTTGTGGCGGTGTATTAACTAATTTATTAATCAGCTGATTGTCTGTTCCTTTATTTTGAAAATGGCCATATAATTTATATGGACCGTTATTTGAATTAAATAATGCTCTTTTTGATAAGATTTTTTTATCTATGGAAAATCTTTCCTCGTCGTATTTATTTTTAATAATATGTCCAACAAAAAAACCGCTTTTAAATGAATCGTCTAATACAGGGTATTCATTTACTGGTGCATTTTCCACCAAGCTATGATCTATTAATATCTCCATATAGGAATAATAAGATAAAGAAAGTGTAATGCAAGTAAATTAAGCACTGAATGTTGATGTCTGCATGAATGAAGGTAGTGCTAAAACTATACCGTGATTAGTGTTGCCTTTTCGAATAACAATGGTTGCTCTATCACCTGTTACAACGGGTCCAGATACAAGCATTCCGCCCAATCTATAGGTATTAAACTGTGTACCTGTAAAAGCATCTATACACTTAAGTGTATCACCTGTTGAAACTACTGTAAAGTTTCTCTCACTAGGAATCATATATTATTTATAAAGCTTACCACATCAGGATCGGTTTCTTGATGTGTAAATGATGTCAAGCCAGAGAACATGGTGTTTCTAATAATTCCATACTCATTTTTAATAATACTGTCAACGATATCCTTGTCTATTTCAGGTAGATTCTGTTCTACACCAATTTTCTGTCTGATTTCTTCCACTTTTAACCCCTTTAATAAAAGCTCTTTTGCTTCTTTACAAATATAAGTTCTTTGAAGTTCGGATTCTGAACCAGCTTTCTCTAGCTTTTTATTGTAATAATCTATGGTGGCAGTTAAAACTCGACCTGTAATAACGCATTTTAATTTACGTGTCTTCATATAACCTCTTTGTCAGTACATAAGCAATGCTCGTTGTAAGGGCAAGGCTTACACCTTCCTTCCCTATTTCCCTCGTTATCATAATACACATCCGGTCTGATACAGGTACCACCATATGGTACCTGGCACCTATTAGGGCCCCCTGTCATAGCTTCGACCCATGTCTTCTTACATTCAGACATTTTTTCTTTTAAAGAGTGCCATTCTCTTTCATTTTTTTCGGTTTGCTGCTGTTGAATCTTTAGTTCTTCTTTATTGAGGTGGGGTTTTCTATTTTTATTTTTCTTTAGTAGTTTAAGTTTAAATAAAACTTCATAATCTACACCAGTTTTGAGATTACTCTTTAACTTAGATCTAACTTCTTCTATACTAAGGCCTTGTTTTAACAGCTTTGCCGCAGGTTTTGATACGTAGTATTTCTCTAAAATCTCCTGTGTACCAAATTTTTTAAGTTTATTTTGAAGACTACTGCTATTTAAGTACTTCTCTTCACCAGTAACAATACAAGATATGTGTAATCCTTTCATATTATGGACATTATAAATACTAAGGTAAATAAATCAAATTCACTAAATATATAATACTATACTATGCCCGACCCAATAACAAGAATAATATTTCGTAGAGGTACTGAATTAGAGCGGGAGGGTCTTTTGTTAACATCAGGAGAACCTGGTTTTACCATAGACTCTAAACGGTTATATATAGGTGATGGCCAGACAGTAGGAGGAATTTCTGTAGGAACAAAATTTCTAGGGTTTTATGGTTTTGGTGCACTAGCTTCAAATATACCTACAACCTTAGCGCCACTCGTTAACGATTTAGTTTATGATACAACTACCAATATTTTGTACGCTTTAACGGGTGCTAATTATAATTTAAGATCTAGTTGGGCACCGATAGGCATTAATATTCAAGCTGATAATAATACAATTACAAAGACAATAGATACGCTATCAGTAAGAACTAATAGTTTAAATGGTAATTATTTTTCGCCTACTGCCATTGGTAGAGGATTAGAGCGTATAGGCGGAGTCAATAATAAAGAAACTATTAGAGTTGCCGAACCTGGCCCTGGATTAACGTTTACTTTTGACACGCTTCAAGTTAAAAACAATTCTATTGTAAATGACATGTTATATATAATGCCACCGGATACGGTTAAAGGCAGACTTACTGTTGCCGGGACTCCTCAAGATATAACCTTTGTAACTTTAGCCAATATTTTGGCCCCAATACTAAGACCGATTATTAACCCTCCCTATAATCCTGGTGTATCTGCTCCAAGATATGCTTATACTAATGGTATATATATTAACGATTTTATAGACCCGCCTGTATTTTCTATTGATACAGATTTTGCTAATTTTGATACATCCGGCATATTGTTTAAAACACCTGTTGTTATTTCAAGCACTCTAACGACAACATCGAATATAACAGGCGCTAGTATCGTAGCCAGTAATAGTATACGGGGTGCAGCACTTAATATTTCTGGAGCTATTACAGCTGGTAGCTTAATAGCTTCCGGTAATGTAACAACAGGAAATATTGTTGCAAATGGCAGCTTAGCTGTTGGTAGTATATCGTCAAGCGGAAATATAAATGCAAACAATATCACCGCTAGCGCCGGGTTAAACGGTGCAAGCGCGACGATCACGGGTAGTCTAGCTGCAAATAGTATTAGCGTCACAACAAACATAGCCGCATCTAATCTTACAGCATCTAATAGCATAAACTCCTCTTCAATCACAACCAATAATGTTACTATAAATGGGAGTTGTATTGTTGGTGGTAATATTGTTGCAAGCGGTAATATAAATGCTACAAACGTTACAGTGTCAAATTCTATTATTACAAAAGATATTTCTTCTTCCGGTACTTTTGCAGCAACAATTATTAACACTACAGGGTCAATTTCTAGCAGTAGCATATCTGTATCAAACGCATTAGTGGCAGGTAGTATTGCCTCAAATAGTAGTATCACAGCGGCTGGCGATATCATAGCATATTATACACCTTCTGATAAAACTATTAAAAATAATTTACTAGCAATACAAAATCCTCTTGATAAAGTTGAAAGAATAACGGGATATTCATTTACATTTAATGAAAAAGCTCCTAGTCATCTTAATGGTAAAAATAGCTATGGAGTAATTGCACAAGAAGTTGAATCTGTATTGCCTGATGCAGTGGAAGATAGACCTGATAATATTAAGGGTGTAAACTATGATGCGTTAATTCCTTTATTAATTGAATCAATAAAAAATCTTTCTGTTCAGATTAAAGAGTTGAAGAAGGAAGTATCTATCTTAAAAAATGAAGTTTGACGAAATATATTTAAAGTTATTAGAAGATTTTAATATACCACCCAAGGTTAAGCATGTCCAAGGATACGGTCCAAATGTTAATTTTAGAGGGGCACAACCTAGAGGGTTTAAAGGTGCAAATACCCCGGGAATAGCGCCTGACGCCGGAGAACAGATTTTAATAAAACTTCCAAAAAAGAAGAAAAAATAATTATCTTATATCTCTATAAAACTGGTGATGGCCTATTTTATTTGTTTCTTTATAAGGATCAGCCCATCTTGGAGCATTAATCCTATTAGGCCCTGAAGCTGCAAAATAATGCGTTGATTTTGATGTTATATCTGTTAATTTACCTTGAATAGCGGATTGTACTAATTGTTTTGCTGAATTAAATGCTTTGTGAGATTTAGAGCTGGCTATAAGCTGATTCATTTGCTCAGGCGTTTTAATATTATTAAATGCACTGAACTGTAGTTTTTTTGTTGCTTCTCTAACAAAATCTTTAGGATTACCTTTTGCTCTATTATATATTACATTCATTACACCAGCCATACCGGAGACGTAGTCTTGTTCTCCACCAGCTTCTTTAACTAGTAAGGTCGCTAGAATATCTTTATCTCTTTCTGACAAATCAAGCTGCTGTATGTAAGCAGGTGGTGTAGGTGGTATTTGAGCTTGTTCTAATAATTCTTTAACTATTTTATTAAACTTCACATGTTATTTAATACAGCTACCTTAACTACTTTAGGGTTATTATAGGCAAAAGACATTGCATCTTTTTTATTTTCGAAGAATATATCTATAACTGGTAGTTTTCCGTTTGAAGCTTTCTTCTCTTTGACTGCTGTACCTGTATCAACGGCCTTAACTAACCCTACATTAGGTATAATTACCTCTTTAGTATAAGGGATAATGCGTGGATCTACAGCTATAGATTCACCCTGTTTTAAGGTATAACCTGTAGAACTTTTTTTTCTGGCACTATCTCTATCAGTATCACCGCCACGTGCCCAATACACAGTTAATCTAACTGTAAGTACTTTAAAATCTTTACTATTAGTTTTAGGTATAAAGGTATCGTTGAATTTAACACCTTCATTCTTTATAATTATATTTTTAGCAGCTTTTTTTTCTTCTACAGAGTTAAGTGACTTCAACTCTGCTCTTAGATCAGATATATTCTTTTGCCTTTCCTTATATTCTGTGACACAAAAAGATATTGTCGACAGAAATAATATGACGAGTAGTGTTCCTAGCTTGTGTATTTTGTTGTTTATTTTCATAAAAAAAATAGGCTGAAAAGCCTGGTTAATAGATTTTATATTTATTCTTTTTCCCATGGAAAAACAACCCAAGATTCGTCCAAAAGCTTAGTACCATAATAATCTGGCGAATATAGACTGTTTGACCTGTAAAAAAGTGAAATTGTTTTTAGATTTAACTCGGTAAAATATTTTTCTGTCAAATGTTTAAAGGTTAAGCCTGTATCACAAATATCATCAACTAAATATAGTGTTTTATATTCTTTAAGTGTTTCTATTGAAGGGGTTTGATAGACAAAATCTTTATTTCTCTTATTACCAGAATAGCTTTTTATACCTACTGTATATACAGAGCTATTGTTTTTTAATTGGGATAGTAATACGGCAGGAATTAACCCGCCGCGACTAATACCAATAATGGCAATATCGCCTACGTCATTTGCTTCTGTAGTAGAATGAATTGATTCAACTGTTGTGTGTATTTCTTCCCAAGGTACAATAATTTTATCAATTACCATTAAATGATAATAAATGAATATTAAATAAATTCAAGATTTCTTTTTTATTTTGCAGATCTCTTCAGGTACAACTAACCATTCATTAAGATGCTGGCTTAAAGTACAAGCAGCGTTAAACAGGACTGAAGACTCCTTACCTTTACGTGATTTGCTTTCCAAGTATAAGTCAAGCACATAATCAGCAGTAATTTTTTGCTTGACTTTTGCGGTCATTAGGTTAATCCGGAGCTATCAGCTTTCAATTTCTTTATATTTGCTATATACTCTTTAACAATATTTTGTAATTCTGGAGCCTTGAATAGACGATGCTCCAATTGCTCTATATCCGAAACCTTATCACTATCTACTAAATCTAATACACCCTTTAAGAGATCGTGAATTTTGTTCTTTATCTCTTTAATCGAAAGCTTTCCAAATCCAGAGATATTAACTTTCATCTCTTCACCTTCGCCTGGTGCATAAGATTGTGTCCCGACATAATCATTTAAATGAGGGGGCGGTACAAACTTCTGAGCATCCGGTACACGCTCAGTATTACCGGCAAAGCTTTCAGGAATCCATTGATCAATCCTGGGCTGCCAACGATGCTTCATTATTATATATTTATTCTAAATTATCTATTGTATCTTTGATTCCTACCAGCCATGAGATTTTAGGCTTCCATTTAAGTAATTTGGCCGTCTTCTTAAGACATATATCTTCGTCAAAAGTTTGATTCTGTCTTTGTTCTACAAAGACTATCCTAGATTTACTGTTAGTAATTTTCTTGATATCTTTAGCCATTTTTAATGCAGAAACACGTTCACTTTGAGAGATATTAAAGGTATTATTTTTACATTTATCAAACATAGTAATAGCGTTAAAACAGCCATAGACGATGTCTCTCACATGTGTAAGGGTTCTTGTTTGCTTACCATTACCGTGGACTGTAATATCTTTACTATCTTTAGCCTGCTTTATAAAAATAGATGTACCGAGAACATCCCTCATGCCTGGCCCGTAAGTTGTAGCAAATCTTAAAATAATATACTCCAGTCCAAAATTTGATGAATATCCCTTGACAAGTTGTTCTCCGGCGTACTTACTATACGCATATAGCTCAGAAGGGTTAACAGCACCGTCAGCTATAGATTTGCCTTTCATGTTACCGTAAACACATACAGTTGATGCATATATAAGCTTTTTCTTATGCTTGGCACACAAAAAACAGACATTATGTGTACCGTAAACATTAAACTCAACTCCTTTTCTAGCACCATCTAGGTCTGTCATCTCGTTTAAATTAGCTTGTGCAGCTATATGCAACACCATATCAGCCTTGATAATATGCCTTTCTAAGGCTAAGGTATCCAGGAGATTTAAACCTTGCTTTAAGTCGTAATTAATAATATCAAACCCTTTACTCTGCAAATATTCTTTTACATTGCCGCCTATGAACCCGCAACCGCCTGTTAATAAAATTTTCATGTTATGTCCCTCACACAGCAAAATGCTTCTGCAAAATAATGATTACATTCAATACCTCTTACTTTAGCTAGAGAGCGAACACTTTCTTCAGAGCGAGGATGCGGCATAGAAAACATCTCATCCTTATATTGTTTTAGAGCTTCGACCTTTAAATCTATATGGCGCTCAACCAGTGTATTGTAACAATTGGGATTAAAGGAAGAGAAATACTTAAAAGATCTATCAGTAGAAGAAATAGTTTCCCCGCATAATATTTTTTTTGCTGGCCTATCGCCATGTATTCTGAATACAACAGATATAACTTTATATAGCATTTGATGGTCTTGGTGATTATCAAACGGTGAAACTGTATATACAATGTCCGGTGTATCTACATCAGTTAAAAAATTTTCTAATGAATCCTTAACATGTACAAAATTTGATGAAAATAGGCTATTATCAATATTAAGTAGGTGTAAGTTGGTGTAATTTAATACCTTTTTTGCAGCATTTGCACACACAAGCTGATTCTGTGTACGGCTATTTCTATTTTTTTGAAGTATAACAACATCGACCCTGTCTTCACTCTCTAGATGCTTAGCAATACTGCCCCCGCACATCAATACTTCATCGTCAGCATGAGGTACGACGACAAGGACATAATTACCCATATACATTATTATATTATAATAAGTTATAAATTCCAGACCTGGAAATATTTAAATTTATTTTAAATACCATATGAATATTGCTTTTGTTTCAACACTAACAAAAGACTATATTTTAGGCTTAAAAGTTTTCATAAAGAGTATAATAAAAAATAACCCTGATATAAATTATGACTATATTATTTTTGAAGAAGAGATGTTTTCAGATAAGGATAGATCAGAATTATTATCCGTCTACAAGTATTTTAAATTTTTACCTATAGATAAGGCTAGATTTAGCAATATTACATTTTCAGGAGCTAGGCAATGGAATGTTAACCCTGCTAATAGGTTACAAATTTTTACCTTAACAGACTACGAAAAAATAATTTTTTTTGATGTAGATATGCTTTGTACTGGCAATATTTCAGAAATTTTTAATACGCCGGGTGATTTTCTAGCGTGTTATCACCATATGGCCAGTGAAGAACGAGCACCTTTAGGTTTTGAACATGGTTTTAATTGTGGTGTTATGGTTATAGATAGAAAATTTTGTACAGAGCATACAATTGCAAAAATGCTTGAAGTGATGAAATCAAGAAAATGGTTAGGTAATCAATCTACCTTTAATTTATATTTTAAAGACACATACAAACTGCTTCCCTCAAAGTATTTTTTAAGTACACCCTTTATGAATGAAAGTAATTTTGATAGTGCTGTAATTTATCACTTTGCTGGAGGAATAAAGCCTTGGCATAATATTGGTCTAGACCAAGATAAAGATGAATATTTAGAAAAAAAATACTGTAAACATGTAATTGATAATACAGATGCAAAGTTTTTATACAGACTACTATTTAAATACAATACTATTTTAACCAGTCTGTTGAGTTAATTCTGAACCACTATCATTAAATTGATATTTGGATAGATCTGGATAATCCTCTGGCAGGTCTTCTGTATTTCTTGTCGCTGTAGTATTGAATAACCATAATCCGCGTGCAGCTGATTCTGGTGGCATATAAAAATTCCAGCCAACCATTTTAAAAACTCCCTCGTTAGTATATGGCTGGGGTAATCTACCATTATAACGTGCTAATCTTAGCCAATCACGAGCATTAATATCATCAGTAAGTATCATACCGCCACGGCCAATGGGTATATGCTTTTTTATATGAAATGACAAGCAATATAGAGAGTTCTTAATAAACATACCCTCCTTAAACCTTTTAGCACTATCGTAGATTTTGAATGGTTCTAGCTCGTAACAGCCGGACCAAGCATTATTACTGAATTTAACTAGTCCGCCGGCGTGAACTATGGAGCAAGGAACAGAAATATATGTCTTAGATGGTATTGTAACTTCTTTACCTTTTATTTTTCTGTACATTAAGCTTAAGAACAATGCATTTGTACAGCTATCGACTGCTACACCATAGGGTGCACCTGCGTACTCGGCGATAGTCTGCTCAAATTTATCTACAACATCAAATGGCATAATATATACTATTATTAATTAAAAAAAAATCTAGTTATTATAGAAACCAAAATATTTTTCTAGTCGCCTTGGCTTAAATCTCATTTCTATAGAAATACGTGTTAAGGAAGAATTTAAATTTTTTCCACCACCGTGAATCATATAGGGTGTAAAAATTAAAGCCTGGTTTCTGCCAGGATTAGGTGTTATCATTTCTATTTCCTTCCTATATAACCCTGTTACAGCAGGATTAGTAAATTTTTTACCATTTACAAGTGTCTGTCCATAAGTACGTTCAATAAATTTTTCTGAAAGTAAATGGCTATTTGGTACAAATGGCAGTGAACTATGCTCGTTACTACCAGCAACACCAACGTACATATTGACCATACACCTGTTTCTACGAAGATAGCCATCCTTATGAGGGGGATTATTATCTCCTTTAGCATTCGGTCTTACAACTCTAAGCCAAAAGCAATCTGTAAATAAGTTTTTACAACTAATATCCCTGTTGCATGTCTCACTTATATTGTGATCAATGTCTCTATAGCTAAACGGTAAGCAGGAAAGCTTTATACCGTTAGCGCCTTTACTTGTTGCTGTTACAGCCTTAATAAATTTAATATGCGTATCATCATTTACATATTCATGATATTTCTCTAAAGTAAACTCGTTTAAATTTTTTGTAGTTAAATTAGATAGATTCTTTTTAAATAAATCAACGATAAATTCATATAATAATGTATATTTTTCTTCAGTTAAAAACGGCTCTATCGTATAACCGTTTGCAAACCAACTAGCGCGTTGAATGAGATTATCATCGCTAAGAAAAATATTTTCGTATTTGCCATAATCAATTCTTTCTGCAGTAACATCAAAACTAACTTGTTTATTATTAATTTTATATGTAACTGTTTTATTCACGTTCATATCCATACAATACTGCTACTTGTTCCATAAGTTTGCTAGCGCCTCTTAATGATAAAGTATGATGTGGACTAACATAGCTAAAAATTTTAGTACCTCTTGGAAAATTTGAAACTAAAATATCAAAATACTTTTGGTTAGTATCGGCAATATCCAGCCTAATACCAGATCTAAGTAACGATTTTATTGCATTATTATCATAATACATTCCGAGAAAATATTTTTTATCTATACAGCCACAGCCTATCCTTACATCATTTACGTAGCCTATCCTGTACAAATAAAAATTATTTTTTACATAATCTTTATGCTGATCTAGCGTGGGGATTTCAGGGTTTGTTATGTATTTTATATAAGATTTTGGATCTTTTAGCCGTCTACATATCAGATTGTATGTAAATTCATAATCTTCTTCAGAAATAACGTCTGTAGTATAAACATCTGGTATTTCACTGTCTTTAGGCGGAGGAGGAGTTAGCCTGTACATTCTCTAAATACTCCATAAAACCCATTTGTTGTGATATGTGCTCTTGCTCTATACTCTGGTAAATCCTTTATCTTGTTATGCAGTTTTTTTAGCCTGTAGGATGGCACGCTAGGATATAGATGATGATCCAGATGATAATTTATATTCCAACTGGCCCCTAGAAATAGTTTATCAATAATATTAGGATACATGGTGCGACTCTTATCGTACACATTATCATTTTCAACGCCAAAATGTTCAGCTATTGATCTTATTCTTGTAAGTAGAGGTGCCCACATAAATGCCGGTACTATATAGTATAATATGAACAATTTGAAAAATCCAAAATATATTATTAAGGATAATATAGTCAAATACAAGATGGTATTTATAATGTAATTATGTCTTTTTGGTTTCATTGGCTTTTCTGTTGGTAATTTTGGGCTTGGACGGGTACCTAAGAACGCTTTACAAAAATATTTTAGCTTTTGTTGCCATTTTAATCTCCTACTAAAGAAAATACCTATGATAAAAATACCGCAGCTATATCTCAAGACCGTTGATATGAAGCCCAACTTAGATTTTGGAAATTTCCACTCAGGATTATTTAGCTTTATTACCCAATCAGGGTCTTCTTCTGTATTAGGATTACGATGGTGTGTAAAATGTGCTCTTCGCCAATCTAGCATAGGCGTAAATATTGGAATAGCGATTAAGTACTCTGTAATAATATCATTTAATAGTTTATTCTTTGCTATCTTATAATGAACCCCGTCATGCATTATAACGCCTAGGGCATGCTGTCTACATGCTATAAACATTACCGTTAATACATACAGAGGAATAGACCAAAATTTTATACATAAAATAATAGCAGTAGCAATACCAATATATTCTAAAAAAATTTGACCTAAACTAGCACATGTATTAGGTTTAGATAAGGACTTTAAGTCAACTTGTTCATTTGATATTGTATTGTTAATTTCGCTTGTTATTTTACCTGTATAAAAATCGCTACGAGATTTTATATCCTCATTCATATTGTACATTCCTTTATAACGCCAAAGATGCCATGTTTTGTTATATGTGCATGCTCCTTATATGGTGATAATTGTTTAATTATGTTATGCAGTTTTTTCAGTCTATAGGATGGAACTCCTGGAAATAGATGATGATCCAAATGTAACCCCACATTCCAAGCATACCCTAGGATTGTCTTATCGAGTAAAGTTGTATATAGAGTTCTACTTCTTTGATATAATGATGAATTATCTAGACCGCCGTGTTCGGAAAAAGATCTTAACTTTGAAATAAAATGTGTCCATAAAATCATCGGTAAGACCCAAAATAATAAAAACATTGTAAATACTTTTAAATATACAATTACCCCTAAACATATAAAGTACGTCATAATTATGATAAATTTTTCTATTTTACTGTAGTAGGCAATATGTGATTTATCTACTGGCGGGGCTGCCATTACCGGGCTCATAAATGATGTGCCAAAGTAAAATAGTTTATCTTTAATTTTCATATATGGTGAGAAAAGCGTCTTAATCATCTTTAATCCAAACATATGAGAAGTTAATACTACTATAAAGTCCTTTACTTTCTTCGGCAAGATGTATTCTGGATTACCAAACCGTATTACAAGGTCAGGGTCTTCATTAGTATTAGGATTTCTATGATGGGCAAAGTGTGCTCTGCGCCAGTCTCTTAGATTTGCGAATAAAGGTATACAAATAAGTACTTGAGTAATGAATTCGTTTAACCACCTTATCTTTGATACTCTATAATGTGCGCCGTCGTGCATGACGATAAATAAAGCATGAAACCTGCTTCCTATAATCATAACAGAGGGAATATATAGCCATGGGTTGGGATAAAGAGCATTAAGAAGTATTGTTAAGAAAATAATAGAATGTTCAAATAAAATTTGACCTAAACTTGCAAAAACGTTTGGTCTGTTTAATTCCTTTATCTTTTTTTTAAACCAGTTTTGATCCATTATACTTGAGGACAGAAAAAAAGGATGCTTATAATGATCATCACCAATAAATTTGTCGTCAGCCTTTAAGCTCATAAAGATATTTATATACGTTTAAAAAAAATGCCTCTAATTCGTAATGCCAATAAATTTTATTTTAGATACAAAAAAGGATTTTAGCGAGTTTAAAGAGCAATCATAACAGACATTAAATTTTTTAAGTCTTTCGTTTCTTACATCAAACTCTTTGCGTAATTCCTCACAATTCATAATTGTGTCAGGGCATTTTTTGTCAAAATTAAAAAAATTTAAAATGTCTACTTCTCTATCAATCATTAAGAAGATTATCTAGCACTGTGTTATAGTAGTCTTTTTTAATAAAAACGTTCTCCGCAGCTAGTAGACTTGTATCTGTTGAATTGTCTGCATTTCTAGAACTAAAATGATAAAGCTTTGGGGCGTTTGACTTGAAGTAATCTATTATACCTCCATCATTCAATCTATCATCTCTTAGGCTATGTGCGTCATAGGCCCAGGTGCTAGGAAGAAAGTCTATCCTACTGCCTACTAATTCTGAAAATATTTTTCCAAAGAAAACAGCTGATCCTATATAATTACTATAACCGTTAAATAATAAATCTATGTTTTCGTCAAGCCGCTGTTGGGCAACTTCAAGAATTTTATGGCAAATCATGTCTTTTTGCATATTTGGTACATTGAAGAGGGAGAACGGTATAGCTAGTCTATTTGCAACTAGACCTTCTTCAACCTTATTGTTAAATTGTGCTTCTGTTTGATCATTACTTGAGTAAAAATATGACTTACAAGAAGCTACGTAATTATCTTTTAAATCAAATTCAAAAATTTCTTTTAGATCACCTGCAACTAACATATCGGCGTCAAATATTACGTACTTTTTATATGGAGAGGTAACATTGCCCATAAATCTTAGCGCTTTAAGCGTATTTTCTTCCTTTAGATCTACATTCAATTTCTTAAGAGCATTAATTTTATCATCAGGTAGTAAATATTTTTTCTTAAAATCAAACGGAATTTGATACTTATCATGATAGGCTTGATCTGCATAAGTAAGAACTACTTTATGATCACCTGTATCCAGGGAAGTAACCTTACTAAAACTATAATCAAAATCATTAGTTAATACTTCAAAGAGTAGAGGTGTCGTACCTGTATAAAATTTGATACTTGTTTTTATTAGATTGTATACATAGGTTTCATATCCTCTATCGCAAGCAACACCTATATGATAATACTCTTGTGCCATATGTATATATTTATTAAAAACTAACCGGTTTACGAGTGTCGCTATAAATTAGGCCAAATTTTTCTAGTAAATTATAATATAGTGTAAGGGGTATGGGATCACCCCAGGCATTCATGTATCTCATTGATAAATCCCAAGTACCATATGAAGACTCTTTACACCAATGAATTGCATTGCTTGGAAGGCAGTCTTTTATTAAAAAATAATTTCCAAATTTTAATGCTTTAATTTCCTCTGGATCATCATCACCAAATAAATTTTTTTCTGTAATATAATTAGTAAGTTCCTTATCTTTTACATGGTTATTGAGTATTTCCAATGGTAATGCCCAGTGACTATTTAATTCGGTAACTCTTTGCTCTGTTTCCACTATTAAATCTTTTAAAAAATCACACTCTTTTGGACATTTTAAAACATTAGCCACAGTTCCACAGGTTTTATGTTTTTTAAAGACATAAGGAGCAGATATATCATTAAAACTATTGAGACAAGTTACATCCATATCAACATACCATCCCCCTTTTTTATATATTAAATAGTATCTAAAAATATCACTAAATCCGCCAAGGCTTCCAACTCTACAGTCCCCGTACCCTTTGTAGGTAAATAGCTTATTTCTTGGTACTATTTCATTTGCATCTTTTAGATTTACCTTTTTATTAATTTTTATGTTTGGTGCTTCATACATGTATAGGTCAAATTCATGACCATTTTCAATAAAACTTTCTAGCGTTAAAAGTTCTAATTTTGATAATGGGCCGTGCCAGAAACTACTAATAGTATTAGCTTGGTAGGACATAATCAGGTCTTTTACCTAATACAGGGGGCCAGAAAGAAAGAACATCATAAAATTGTGTGAGTATATCTAGCTTATTGAAGAGTGAATCCTCAGAGAGAAAGGGGGCTACCTGGTTTTGCTCATCAGTGGTAAGCTCTGTCAAAATTTCATTCTTTCTATTTGTTATTTGCTGTTTTCTTACATTTTTTAATTCTTGTAGATGAGCATTGCAAAAGGTGTCTACACCTGAATCATAAATTTCTTTTAAATATTCGTCGTTTGTAATAACACCACTCACAATTAGATTATCTATTATTTTTAAGCACATATCATTAAACGGTGCCATAGTAGTAAAAATGTCGCTATTGTCAATATAATCTGGAGAATATCTCAGAAACATCTTCATATCATTAATATTTTTGAGTATATTAGAATAATTTGCTGCTTGTATTTTCAAACTTAACGCTTCATATTGAAAGGTAGCAACATTTAATAGATTAACATCATCAATACTATTCTTCGTACTCTCGAATTGTTGAGCTAAGTCGCTTAGTTTTTCTGTTTTCTTATTTTCAAGATAATCTATCCATTTTTGCTTAATTTCATCCTTTTTGCTAGCAGTTATTGTTCTTAATTCATTAATTGATTTAAAATCATACCCTATCTTAACAAACAACGGCTTTAAATGTATTAATTCGTAAAATTCCTTAAATTCAGAGTTAAATTTTTCAAAATGATCACCATCGCAAGTAAGCTTAAAATAATATAATTCATCCTTTTCATCTAAAAGATAGTCAGAACTTACGCTAAACATCTTTGCATCATTAAAAAAATTAACGCTTTGATTTTTCTTTGCAAAATTGACTTTATTTTCTTTGAAAGCAGGTATGGTCTTTTTATTGACAATAATATCAATAATATTTTTTTGTAATTCAATAAGTGTGTTGTTGTTTGTTTCGTTTTCCCACTTGGGATTAAGAAACATTGGTGGTGCAATTTCAAAGGGCAGACCCGGTAAAGTAAATTCATTGACTTCACCGTTTTGAAAATCTATAGTTTCAATTTTATCATTTTTTAAATCGTAGAAATCCACCAAAAATTCACGATCTGAAGATATGTTATTAAGTAAATTAGAATTACCTCGGGTTAGTTCGACAATTCTTCTATTTCTAGTACCAACAAAATAATATTGATCCTTATTACGCGTAACTCCAAGAATTACTATTACTTTATTAAGGGCGGCTTCGTAAATGTTCATGGATATGTTGGGTTAGGAGATGCTTTAAACTCTGAGTTAGCTCCGCAGTTTAAGAAGTCACGTACAGCAATAGTATATGTACCGTTAGATACGGTATATGTTATTCTTGTACCGTTGTTAACAGTACAGACCGACCAGCTGCCTGTTGACGAACTGTAAACCGAATAAGGTGTATTTACGTTGATATATGCCTCGCTACCTGAACAATCAACCTGGAATTGACCTTGATTTGTAATATTGAGATTAATCTTTGTTACTGCTAGCGTTGGTCTACCGGAATATGCCTCGTAAAATTGTGAAAAACTATAAGGTCTCCAGGCAGCTTGCGGTCCTGTATACACCCAGCTAGATGAGCTCCTAGCTAATTGACCTGTGCTCTTATTAATAACCATATTAGGCATACAAACACCTAGATCCGCTCTAGCTGTTCCCGTTCGGGAAGTATCACCCATGTAGTCTAATGTTCTGCTGTCCAAGGAGGATGTTTGTGTACCCCTGCCCTTAAGGGTATTGATCTGTGATATACTTATCGCGCCTGAACTCTGAAGTTTGGCCATAAATTAACCTTTCAAATCTACTTTTTTCTGTAGTTCCTTTATTGCTTCGATAAGCAAAGGTATAATTTTGTCATATTTAACAGCAAGGTAACCATCATTCATCGTTGCTACAGCTTCAGGCAATATTTTCTCAATTTCTTGAGCTAAAACACCTACATCATGACCGGTTTTTAGAGCTTTTTCGTTCCAATCAAACGACACTCCAGAAATTTGATTAACTTTATCCAAAGCATTAGAAATACTTTTAACATTATCTTTCAATCTACTATCAGAATAAGCGGTGATATCACCAGTCGCATTAATAGCCCCGTTAACCTGTAAATTACCGTTAACAGTTAAACCTCCTACAGACAATGTACCAGTGACACTAAGATTTGAACCTACGTTAACGGAGCCACCAATACCAACACCACCTGTAACAACTAATGCACCGCTAGCCGTGCCTGAACTTGCAGTTGCGCTAGTGATACTAACTATACCGGAACTTGTAATACCTGTTGTATTAATACTGGCTGTATTAAGTGTGCTGCTAAAATAAGAAATACCGCCAACCCCTATACCACCAGTTACAATTAAAGCTCCTGTACTTGAACTGCTAGACGCTGTTGCATTGGAGAAACTAACTGTTCCAGAGGCATTGAGATTATTTGCAATACTAACTGTTCCGCCAACGCCTACACCACCGGTTACAACTAGGGCACCGCTGCTAGAATTAGCCGAAGCGGTACTATTAGTAATAGTTGTGATACCTGCAATTGTCGTGGTTTGTCCTATATTGACGGCTCCACCAATACCAACACCACCGGAGACAACTAACCCACCGCTTCCTACGCCAGTTGAAGCTGTTCCATTTGTAATGGTTGTAACACCAGCAACATTTAAAGTAGATCCGAGATTAACAGCACCCCCGATACCAGCACCACCAGCAACGATAAGTGCACCTGAGGTTGTATTCGATGATGCGGCACTACTATTAATAGTTAATATACCGTTAAATGCGCCGAAGCCACTTACATTAAGTGCACCACCGATACCAACACCACCTGTAACAACCAGTGCACCGTTACCTGTATTAGTTGAAACCGTATTGGCGGTGATAGAGACAATACCACCAACGTTAGTCGAGCCACCAATATTAACAGTACCCCCTATGCCAGCTCCCCCCGTAACAACCAGTGCACCGCTTGATGTACTACTAGATATAGCAGAGCTTGCAAGTGTAGTTATACCTGCAACTCTTAGAGTTGAATTAGTATAAACGGCTTTATTAATTCCAACACCGCCGGCAACGATTAGCGCACCATTATTATATGCTGAAGAATCTTGACTGCTAGAAATTTGCGTGATACCTGTAATTGTAGCAGTACTATTGACTGTAAGAGCTGCATTATTTATAGTAACTCCATTATTCGCTGTTACAAGACCGCTAATAGTTGCTGTAGATCCTACAGTTAATTCTGTACCAATATTAACTTTCTTAGATACACCGATACCGCCTTTAACAACTAATGCACCAACAGAATTAGTAATAGCATCAGTTGAATTATTAATGGTTGTTATTGGAGCAATTGTAACAGCTTTAGTATCATCGTTAACATATAAATTAGCTGTGTTTATGTTTACATCGTTATTAAATGTAGCGCCTTTAATGTTTATATCATAAAAAGAAGCACCACTAATTAATGCGTTCTTAAGTTGAAGTGGGTTTATGCTTGTAATAAAGCTTGCTCCGGAACGAACATCGGCAACTGTTGCGAAATTAACAGAAATAGTAGCTACGGCCATATAGCTTATTTATAGGCTCTATAATAGTTTTCTATATAGTTTATAGTACTTAATATTGTAAAATTTTAGTATGTTTTTTGATTCGTTCATTCTTTCATACTCATCAATATAATACACTTTAGGAATGCCCCATGTAGCTATTAATTTTGCACAGTATTCACAGGGAAATAATGTCACAGCAATTAAATTTGCCTGGTTTCTACCAAATAAACTAAGTAAATTCTGTTCGGCATGAATAACATAAGGACGACGAACGTCTCTATTTTGCCAAAATTTCTTATTAACGGTTTTATTGGATACTAATCCATTATAAGATACCCCTAGAACTCTATTATCGAGTCCTAGTGCACAGGCGCCAACTTTCCTATACGGGTCCTCACTCCTTTTTGACGCTTCTATGGCTAATGCCATTGCATGCTCAGGCCAACTACGTCTTTTGTGATTTAATGCATTTAGTAATTTCATCTTCCATGTAGGGAACATTTATAATTTCCCAAGAACCATTTAAATTATTATAATTCTCTGGCGCTTCTCTCGAAAACCATAAAATTTTTAATCTTAAAGGTTCGAGGCCTGTCATTTCCTTGTAAAGAAAGGCATACATACTTAATTGAAGCGCGTACACAAAATATTCACAGTTTGGATATTTAAATAGCGGACCGAGCAGTGTTTCTTTATATACAGACCAGTGATTTAATTTCTTATTTGTTTTAAAATCATATATATTAAACGTTTTTTTATCGCTATTATGTACAATAACGTCGGATGTGCCTGCAATTTTTAATTGCTTGCTGTAGACCAGTTTTTCAAATACCGTATTTTTTTTATTAAATGTTAAGTTTAGTTTTTTAAAACTATCAATAACTTTGGAAAATTTATCATCACTTACCTTACCAGTTGAATTATAGATTTCTAGAACTTTATGCACCTTAGTACCAAATTCAGCGCTATCATCTCTTTTCCCCTTCCATACTTCAAGAATTAATTCTACTGGAACTCCTTCCCTATCTGCAACTCGTCTTGCTACAGCAGTCTCATCAAAATATGGTTTGAATTTTTCTATCCATCTAGTTACACTAGTATAAAGGAATTTATCCTCTGGATCTGTGTATGTATGCTTTTCAGCATTAAAAATTGGAGCAACAGTATCAGCCACTCTGAATTATATTATATAATAAAAAAAATCAACTCTTTGTGAACACACAAGTAATAGATTTTGGCATTTCAGTAACGTGAACTAGTTTATATTTTCTTTTTTCCATACCTTTAATTAACGCTGCAAACCATTCATGATCGATATTAACCAATATACTATGTCTATTAAAGTCCTCGTAAACGTGAGAACTAAATTCTTCACAAAAAAATTTACCAGATGACTGTGTAAACTTCACACATATATTTATTCTTCCTCGTCATCATCAAAATTATTTTCATCGAAAGGATTTTTTATATCAAAGGGAATACCTTCGTTTGTACAGGCTCTCCATAAAGATTTAGAAATAAAATCAAATTGGTCTGAAGTCAAGTACAAAATACCAGAATCTTTTTCATCAATAATTATTTTTATGTGGTTACAACCCGAACTAGTTTGGTCCACAACAATAAGAGAGACGCTATTCATTAATCAATCACTGAAGGTAGCTAAATTGCATTGTATGTTTATTATTTATTCGAAAATAAAGCCTTTTTCTATGTTATAGACTTCGTTACCGCGATTATCCTTCATAGTAGGAATGAATTCTTTTATTTCATTATAATAGCTGCATGCCTCTTTGTGGGCAAGCCAGGTGTCCTCAGCAGATACTTTTATTGTCCTAGACTTATCTAGGGTTCCATGGTTTTTTATTATTGCGGTGAACGTTTCCATACCTTATATTATATATATGCAATAATTTGTTCAAGTAATTTTTTTACTAAAAAAAGTATTTGATTTGTTTTTGTTATTCCTGTATACTGTGCTATAGTGAAGAATATTCTTATTATTAATGGTGCGCTAGGCGGCAGAACCGGTAACACTTCTATGTTGCTACGAAAAATTAAAAAAATGATACTGAAACATCATGATAATGTTAAGGTTAGAATTATTCACCTACACCCTTCATTTTGTTGGAATACTGTAAAAAGATGTATCAAGAGAACTGATGGCCTTATTTTTGCAACAGGAACATATTGGGATAGTTGGGGGTCATCTATGCAGCAATTATTTGAAAAAATGACTGTTTTAGAAGGCTCAAAATATTTAGTTGGTAAACCTGCCTGTGCCATAACAACAATGCACTCTGTTGGCGGTAAAGAAGTATGTTCAAGGATTATTGGTAATTTAGTCAGTCTTGGCTGTATGATACCTCCTTTTGCAGGGTTTGCCTATTCCTATGCAGATCATGTTGCTCATAAAACTAGAACATCTGGTAGAAAGCTTTTAGATGATGTATGGCACATACAAGACCTACAGAGCTTACTAAATAATCTTATAAAGGCAGCTAGTATGGAAACTAAGCCTGAATATGAAGTATGGGATTTTCTGGATACAACTGCATACGACCCTACCACTGTATGGCTTAAATGAAAATTGTTTTTTCTAGAAAAAGTTTAGACTGGTTAAAAAAAAATAAAATTAATTCAGATAAATTATTTTTGTTGATTTTAAGATTGTGTAGTGAGGCAGGTAAATTGCCAAATAAAACATTAAGATTGAATATAATGCCTAGAGCTATTCATAGTTATTTTGATTTTTACACTAATACTTTATGTGTAGCCGTTCAGAGTAAAGCTTTAGAAAAAAGATATATAAAACTAAGCAGAGTATTGCGTAACATGTTGCATGAATTGAGACATTTTATACAATATAGAATTATTAAAAAACCTTTTAAGCTCTCATATACATATAGGGATGCAGAATTAATAAATTCGAAATATTGGAATGATCCTGACGAAATAGATGCAAGAAAATACGAAAAGAAAAAATTAAAATTTTGCTATAATCTCTTGATTAAGCAGTAGGTTGCCCAGTTGCTGGTGCAGCTCCAGCTGCTGCTTCAGACCCGGGCGCGGTAGGCTCTCCTGCAGGTGCACCTGCTTCAGACGCTCCGCCAGCTGCAGGAGCTGGTCCAAAAGCAGGAGGCATTGCCGGTCCGCTGCCTCCGCCGCTTCCACCGGTAGCAAGCTCACCGCCTTGTGCTGGAGCGGCTCCTGCTTGAAGATTTTCACGCCAGTTAGGTCCACCACTCTTGATTTGCTCAAGCTCCCACAAAAATCCAATATCTTTTCGCATAAACTCTCTATTAGCCATTACCTCTATATCACTCCATCCCATATATTTCTTTAGCGCATACGTCTTACTCACAGCATCGGACTGAGTAATATTGTTGTATGAGGTTGTCTTTAGTTCTTGTTTTTGAGCCTCTCTCATTTCAAAGAAGTTAACCGGTACATTAAATTCTATATCAATATTATTTTCCTTTAAATCATATTTCTCCCATAGCTTACGAAGCCTGAGATGTGTAATAAAACCATTCTTCAGCCCCTCTGCAAATTGTTGTTGCATACGTACAACAAATTTGGCAAATTTTAATTCTTCGCGCAAGATATTCATGTCATCTTTATATGCGTCTTCTACATTAAGTCTTGAAACAGGTACTTTTAAACTCTTATAAAGTTTCTTAAGAAAATATTCTAAGTCCTCTAGTTTTCCTAAATTTTCACCGCCTGCCAATCTATCTATCTTTGTTCCTTCGCTCCCGGCACGCTTTGCAAACCAGAAATTATCTAAAATAGATTGTGGATTAAATTTTTTGACTGCGTTACCGCCTTGAGCATTATCATAAGTTTTTGACGACCAGTATTGGTTCATTAGTTTCTTTAAATATGCTTCTGCCTTAGGGGGAGGCATATTACCCACATCCACATTAAAAACTAAACGCTCTGGTGCTCTGGCCAGTCTATAAATTACTATCGAATCTTCAATAAGACTTAACTGTCTGTAAGCACGGCGTGCGTTTTCAATGAACGGTAATCTTATTGTTTTGTTTTCATTCCAAACACCAGAATTAATATAGGTAACTTGATTTTTATCTAAAGGAACAAGATCATAGTCTAGTATTTTTGTAGGGTTGTTTTTGTCAAAGATCGGCTTTCTCAATAAATATCCTTTAATCATTAAATTCTGTACATTACCGAAAATAGGATCGATAAATTCGGTAGGAATAACCATAGTACCGAGAATACCCTCTTCCTCGTACTGCTTGTGAATTATATGTTCAAAATAAACTTCACCATCGACTAGTAAATTGCGAAAATACTCCCAGCCTTTATTTTGCAAGTCAAAATAATTAATATATTTTTGAAATTCCTTTTCTAGTGATGCAGCATCTTCTTCCTCTAATTCAATATCAGGTGTTTTTAGGTATGCTACTTTTCCGTTTTTATCTCTATTAACAACCTCATCACATATTTCATCTAATGCATCTGCAACCTCAGAAAATGCAGCTATTACTCTATAATCCCTGAGTCTGGTAATTTTATCATGCTGAATATTAGCATACATGTATTGAGTGAAATTATTATCTAGCCCAATAATACCCGCAGGATCTATATTATTAAATTCAGTATTAGAGCTAATACTTTGACGCGCTAAAGCTTCAGTACGCTTACTGCCAGTGTCTTGAAAGACTTTATACTTAGGATTAAGCTTATTAAGCGAATCTACGACAGTGTAGCTCTGGTAGGGCAATCGAGAATTAATATAATTCATTAGCGATTTGCCAAATGTACCATCTCGACCACTACTAGCATTATCAAATTCAGACATATATACCGTTTATTTATTAAAAAAAAATTAAGTTTCAATTAAAAATATACAGTTGATTTTTTGAATTTTTTCATTAAAATGTATTGTGGTTATAAAGTACGGTTCTAATATATGAGAAAAAAGCGAAGATTGTACATGCGAGAAAATTTTTTGATTAGGTTTTTGTGCCCAAAATTATTAATTTTAAATTTGAATAAGAAGGAGGGTCTTTTCGAATGTGGTGTTTATCTTTCAAACATAGATACCGGTATAAGTTTTTGTATATACGATTTTGGTCGTGAATTTAAATTAAGTATTTTAGGATTTGGTTTATATATATGGTGGCTTCCTTAAGTTAAGGTATATAATCATCTTATGATTCTAACAGATATTAAAATTTATGATGGTGTTCTCTTGCATAAGAGATTTGCTTACAAGTATTTCCGAAATAAGTGTTTGCCAATTGGTAATATTATCTCCTTTAGAGCCCCGGCAAAAGTTGAAACAGAAGGGTTAATTGACCAGGAAGATTCGCTGAATAAGGATTTTATATATAGTGAAGATATGATTCATTTTCTATATGAGATTCCTCTTATAACTGAAGGTTTTGGCGCTATCAGCTATCAGAGAATGTTTAATTCGATTATTGCCAATATTCTTAACAAATACATTGACGCACCTATTGAAGTTGATGGTGATGATTTAATGGTTAATAAAGAGTTTACGCAAGGTGGTGTTACACAACAAAAGGGCAAGTGCAGTGTAAGTATTGTCCACGTAAAGGATAGTGCAGCCTTAGGACATACCGGTATCAACGTAACTGCTGGTAAACATGCTCCTGCTTTTGCATATAGTACAAAATTAACTGATATTGAATGTCAGAATTTTATGTCAGATGTTATTAACGCCTTTTATCAAATTAACGATGATATTTTTATCGCCTCGACAAAGATTATCTCACATTGAATATATTTGATATTATTGATGGTGTTGCTTTTAGTAAGAAAGAAAACTTAGTACAACAGGCAGAAGAAAAGAACAACTATCAACCGTATCTGATAAATCGATGGATATCTATGCTTGATAGTAGTGCAGCTAAAATTGTTAATGATACACTCAATAGATATGGACACGTCTTTAATGCTGACGACCAATATACGTTTTTATTAAAAGTATTGCCAAGATATAAAAAGCAAAGAATCAATTACATTAAAAGGCCCTCAAAAGAGAAAGCTTGATTTTTAAGGGTTTTCACTAAATCTTATTATGGCAAAAGCAAACGTAGATAAATTACCGACACAAAAAAGTCTTATTGATTTAAGCTCCCATTCTAAAAATACTTTTAATAGTGTTTTTATGGGGTATAACCTCTGCCAAGTACTCGATGATATTATACTAGCGGAGTTTGCTGATGATGGTGGTAGTTCAAACACTATAGTACGTAATGGTATTTTAGTTCCAGTAAATGCAGAAACGAATGCATGGAGAATTGGAAAAGTAATTATTTGTGGTGATACCTGTAAGCTTGTTAAGTCTGGTGATTATATTTGTTTCCCTAACAATCTAGGTGTTCCAATTTCAAACATAGAGGTCGAAAACCATGGTACGGTTAGATATGGTATTTTTTTAAACGAACAAAGAATATTCGGTACTGTAAAACCGAGAAACCAAAATGATAGTATCGATACTAAGTCTAAGACCAGTTCTACAAAACGCAGCGTGTGAGATTAGGTTCACTCGCAGGAGACCAGTACCCGGTCGATCTATGTTTCGTAGAATGCTGTGCACAAATTCCAATACAATACTGAATAGTATTGATGGTAGAATAACTCTTAATTATAGACCGTCTTCTAGAAGCCCGAAGTATGACCCGAATCAAAAAAATCTTATTATTGCCTGGGATATTTTTATGCAAGATTATAGATGTATAAATTGTGATAATTGTGATTTAATTACAACTATACCTGCAGGCGAAGCATTTTGGAAATATTTTAAAGAAAATATAATGAAATTATCTTTACAACAAAAAATGGCATTTATGGATTCATGAAAATAGAATCTTTAGAAAAAAATATTAATAAATTTTTGCAACAGAAAATTAATATTTCTGTTAATAACAAATTTACCAAGTCAGGTAAATTAATATTATTTTGTATTAAAGATTTTTATCTCGTCTTTACAATTTTAATACAACAAACTAAGAAAGTAGTCGAGATACCCTACCCCTTTGATTACGAAATAATAGATAATAAAATTATTTTAAGCTATATGGTTGAAAAGTTTTGCTCCAATATATATGAAGTACAAAACCATGTAAAGCTATTAACCCCCAGAAAGCCTAATAAATTTTTTAATGTGTATGCTGAAATTTCAGTAGTAGAAGATGTATAATAAGCATATATAATAATCTAATGATTAATTGTGAGATAAAACTTGATAAAGACAAAGTGTCTAATAAAGTGTATTTTGACAAGAAGATTAAGCAGTTTACTAATATGGTAAAGAAATGTGGTGTTTTGGACGAACTTCGTTTGCGTAAGACTTTTATGAAACCTTCAACGCGAAAAAAGCTTTCAAAACAAATTTCAGCTCAAAAGTGGAAATACTACTTATAATATTCACCTAAATAATAGGTGAAACAGTATAGTTACTATTTTGAAGTAAAAGACTTAATACTTCAGTTTCTCGCTGCCTTTGATAATGTTCTAATCAAGAGATATGATAAAAATAGGGTAGCACAGGCTACCCAAGAAGTAAGATATATTTACGCTCCTAAAGAAAGAGTTTTATTTGATCTTGTCAACCCTGGTCAAAATGTTACTCTACCTGTTGTGAGTATTACAATAGGAAGTATTTCTAGAGATAATAATAGAGTTTTTAATAAGAATGCTGGCTTCTATGCCCACGGTAGTTCAAACGGTCGCGATAACACGGCTCAATCGTTCTATTACAAAACACCAAATCCCATAAACATAGTTGTAAATATGAGTATTATTGCCAGATATCAATCTGATATGGATCAGATTTTAAGTAATTTTATACCATTTAGTAATCCTTATATTATATTAAGTTGGACTATTCCTAAAATTTTCAATCTACCCTATACACAGGAAATAAGAACTGAAATTCTTTGGAGCGGACAAGTAAATCTTGAATATCCAAAGGATATAAATGGGCAAACAAAAGCTTTGATTGTTGCGAACACTGGATTCACAATAAAAGGCTGGTTGTTTCCTGATCCCCAAGATCCAGTTAAGAATATTTTCCGTATTGATACCAGCATGACTGCAGTAAGTTCCGGTACATCTCTTGCATATGGATCCTATAGTACATTAAAATCACAAGTTGTTACATTACAAGATTCTCTATCTAGCGCTTACAATACAGATCAATTTTCTATTTCCGGTTACCCCGTCATAACAGGTGTTGAATTATATACACAACCATGAAGTCAAATTTAGCAACTTTTGTTGTCCCTGTAAGTACAGGAGGTAAAATTATTACCTTGAGAGGTAATATGTTTAATTATAGAACATCGTCAGGTCTATTTTTAAGTTCTAATAAATTTGATGGAAGAGAAAGTTACTATGATCTATATAGCGATGTAAAAAGCGTTAGTGCAAACAATAGACCTTTTAGTGCCTACCCTGTAGATGAATTTAACGTTTACAACAACCATACCCTATCCTTTAAATTGTCTTCCTTCAATAAACCGCAAAATATTGATATTATTTTTGCAAATCCTGCCGGTTATAATTTGGCTTCAAGCGGTAAAAAATTTACTTTTATACAAATAATTAGTGGAAAGTAATGATATGGATATTATATATAATATATGAGCGAAATTAATAACGAAGAGAAGCTTCTAGAGGTTAAGACAAAGATTGAGCAGCTCTTAACCGAATATAGCGCCGCCTTAGTACCTATCACACTAATTAGTGGTGATAAAGTACTTAGCAGAGTGGATATCGTCGCTGTAAATAAAGAAGCTAAGGCAGAATAATACATAGTATTCCCAGGCATAGAAACTAAATATTTCTATGCCTTTTCGGTCTTTTAATGAGTTTGCAGCTCTAGAGCCAATACCTACAGATTATCTTGTTGGCTTTAGACCCCTAGCAGGTGAATTTAAGGTAGACTTCTACACTCTATCAAGAATTATTTCTGGCGGTTTAACCTTATCACCCAATGTTTTATATGTAAGTTTGAGCGGTAGTGATACTGCCTATAGAGGTATTGCTGAAAACGAAGCTTTCAGAACAATTAAAAGAGCTTGTTTTGAAGCTGCAAAAAGCCCCGCTAACAAATATACTGTCTTTATAAGATCAGGTGATTATTATGAAGAAAATCCTGTTTATGTTCCGCCAAATACATCATTAATAGGCGATAACTTAAGACGAGTTAATATTTATCCAAACAACCCTACGTATGATATTTTTTGGGTAAGTAATGCTGATTATATATACGGCTTTACTTTTAGAGGTCATTTATATCCGTCTGCTGCCGTTGCTTTTCCACAGCGCGACGTAACAAAGCCTGATTATAGAAAAGCCTTTTTTACGCCCGGTCTTTCTGCTACTCAACCTTCAGAAGCTCAAAGGTATGTTGTAACAAGCCCCTACATACAGGGAAGTAGCTCTATCGCTAGATCAACATCTACCGGTGCTAATAACGCGGGCGCAGGCTGTAGAATAGATGGTAGCTTGGTGAATGGGTATTTACGTAGTATGGTTATGGATTCTTATACTCAATTTAATGAAGGAGGTATAGGTGTACATATTATTAATAATGGATATGCTCAATTAGTCAGTACATTTACAATTTGCTGTACACACGGTGTATTATGTGAGTCCGGCGGTGGCTGCGATATTAACACATCTAACTGTTCATTTGGTAATTACGGGCTTGTATCTAAGGGCAAATCTCCTATGTTTGTTTTATCAGGTAGATTGCTTAACCCTGCAATAGCTGGAAATGATAGTATTACAATAAATCAAGCAGTATCAACAAACCTTGCAATCTCTCCTGCATTAGGCTTAATATTTTCATTAAGTGGAGATACAACCAATACCCTTTATCTTGTAGGCTCTGCTGTCAAAACCGGTACTAACTTGTATAATATCTATATAGACCCGCCTACTACATTGAATAGATCGTTTGAAGCAGGCCGTGTAGTATATTTTTATATAAGAAGTAATATTCTAGCTAGTGCAATTACTTTTGAATATATTGGAACTGGTACAGATTTAACAAAGTCATTACCTATTTTAGGTGGACAAACAAACGTGGATAACGAGGTAGTCCAGGAATACCCCGGTGTTGTGTTTTATACAGCAACAAATCAGAGTGGAGACTTTAAAATTGGAAGCGGATTAACAATTAGACAGGCAACTGGAACTATTGAAGGTCAGACCTTTCAAAGATCTATATTTTCTCTAGTAACACCATTTACCCTTGCAATAGAGTAATAAATAATATATGGCAAACGTCCCTTTAAATTTATTTAGAAATCTTACGTTACCGCTGTCTGCTACGTATGACCCTACTCCAGTAATATATACATCACCAACTACAAGAGCCTCGATTATTCTAAATGCACAAGCAGCAAATATCACAGGTAATTTTCAAACCGTTACAATGGCAGTTTCTAGTAAAGCTAATTCCGCAAGAGTATTTTTACTAAGCGGATTTGCAATACCTCCAAACGATACAGCTAATTTAATACTTGGTAAAATTGTTCTGGTTGATGGAGATAGATTAATTGGATGGTGCAGTAATGATAATTCAATTCATCTTGTAGTATCTATATTGGAAACAATTAATACAGAGGCATAATAATGAATCCTTTACGAACAGGATTTATAAGTGAGAGAATAAAAGTCACACCGCCATTGAGCGCTGACCCTCTCAGATATCAATATTTAAATCTAAAAAACGCTGAACCTAATTTAGGTGCGCCAAGTCTACCTGCTCTTCCTTCATTTAACGATTTTATTCTCATTTCTACCCCTACAGGAAATAGAGCATTTAAAACAACAGAATATTGGGATAGTACTTACTCAACGTTCAAAACACAAAGCGGTACCTTTCTCACAAAAGATTCTGCTGACTTAAGATACTATCAACTCACGGGCGGTCAAATTATTGGAAATGTATATGTACAAGGCAATATAGTTGCTACCGGCGGTGTATCCGCTTTGAGTGCTACTTATGTTATTAATGCTGTTACATCGTTTTCTGCATTGAGTGTTTTTTCTTATGGGTATGAACCAGCTCTACTAGTTGGTTCACAAGGTGGTCAGTTCGACATTGCAAGGTTTGTTGACTCTGATAGCATGTTTCCGGTTTTTAGTATTAAAGATACTAACAAGTATAATACTGGTCGTGGAAGAGTTGGAGTTAACACAGTTAACCCTACAGTTGATTTCACGGTACAGGGAGCAATTTCTTCTTCTGATTCAATTTACTTTGGTAGATACAACACACTTCAATTAATTGATTTACTTAACATTACACAAAATAATTCTGGTGGTTGGGAAAGTACTGAATCGACTGTTTACAGTTTATCTAATGACTGGGCTTCATCTAATATTATACCTATTGCTACAAGATATCTTTCCTCCTACCCTGTCACTTTAAACAAAGTTACTATTACTAATAGCTTAAGTGTAAGAGGCGGCTTATCTGCTGATATGATTTATGGTGTATTTCAAAGTAATAAAATACAAAGATTTGCTGGTAACGGTGTCACCGTAACCTGGCAGCTTGAAAATAATATATCTAGTCAAAACGATATATTAGTTTATGTAGGTGGTATCTACCAGGATAAGGTAACATATTCTGTTAACCCTGGCCCGCCCTCATCTATTACGTTTACTGAAGCGCCACCTCTACCTTCAGATTATGTTTACGGATTAGATAATAAAAACGTAGAAATTGTATATCTTAATGCAAATCCATTTCCCATTGGTCAAGTCGGCGACGGTACTGTAACTGAAAGTAAGATAGGCGATAGAGCTGTAACATCAAATAAATTAGGCTCTAATTTAACACTTGTAGGTAACTTATCAGTAACCGGTACCCTGTCTGCTGCTGGGTACGTTTTAACAAATTCATTTATTCCCTATCAAACATTTGATGTTCTTCCTAATCAAACCATATTCACACTACTTTGTGCTGTAGCCACTAAAAACGATATAAGTGTTTATGTTTCTGGAATTTATCAAAACAAAGATAATTGGGATTTATTAGATAGATATAATGTTCAGCTTACAACACCGCCACCTGTTGGGTTTAGTGTTGTTGAAATTACATACAACAGACCTTTTCCGTCCTCCTCTATGTATCCTACAGTTAATTCTGTTTTGACCGATTCAATTAATAACGGTGCAGTTACATCGCCTAAATTAAATAGCAATATAAAGATAACAAACCTAACAGTTTCTAACACATTAAGCTGCAAATCGCTACAACAAAGTATGTTTCAAACAGCATTGATTTTTAGCTAATGAGAGGGATATTTACAGGATAAATATAAATAAAGAGTGAAAACCATATTAACAACAACTTCAGCATCAGTGGTTTTTACACCAGGGGCCACAAGTTTAGGTAAGCTTAATTTCTCAAACTATACAGCAACACCGTTCATTTTCAACAGGTTAATGGCAGTCATTAATTTAACCAGAAATACAATAATATATGCAGAAGGATCACAGGATACAGGGGTAAATTCCTGGAATCAAAATACCAGGGAGCTGACACTTTTAACAGATACAAGTAACCATCTTAACACTGATATATTACAGGTAATATATGATTCACCTGCTATATCGGTGATGCCTACAGAGGAATACTTTGACCCTGTAAACAAACAGAGAGTATCAATGCCTCAATCGCTTATTGATACAGACTTTGAGTACAGCGTACAATCTACTAAATGGGAAACTCTTTTTCAGCTCAATAATAGACCTACAGCTTTTTTTGAACCCATTAATCCAATTAACCCTGCTTTTATTTCTGCTATAAACGTAACTCAAAATTCTAGAATAGTAAACATTGTTCCAACAGATGCAGCTAGCTACAATTCTATTGTAGCAGGTATAAGTGCTGGTGGTATTTTATATGTACAAGATACTCTAGATAATAATGCTAATGGCTGGTTTCAATTATCTGCACATAGCATTAGATCTGACAATTCAAATCCGGTGCTTTCTTATGTAGGCAAAAGGCCTTTTGCTTCAACGACTAATATTTTCGATTACAACCGAACACTAGTATTTGTTGGTGGGTTTTATGGTAATTCTTTTATACCTCTTTCCGGTGGATCAACTTTCTTCAACCAAGGAATGGGAGTATCTGCAAATAATACAAACACCATCTTATTTACAACCTCTGGTGCACACGGTCTTTCTGTAGGAAATTTAATATATGTTACAGGTGTACAAGCTCAAAAAGCTTTAGCCCCTGTACCTAGTATGAATACATTTTATTACACCGATCCAGTTAATGGTGCTTTTACCGTTTCTCAAGTTGTAAATACGCAGCAATTTACTGTTAGTTCTCATGATACCGTTCCTGCAACAACATTTACATATTCGCCTACTGCAACGCTTTATGGTAGACCTGGAGGTTTTAGTATTCATAGACCTTATGATGGAGGGGTACAAATTACATGTGGCTCTTCACAGCCTAATGTATCTATAGCTAGACAAACAAGACGCTATTTTAGATATCAGTCTGGTAAAGGTATTCAATTTAGTACAGGTAGTATTCTCAAACCAGCAGCTAACATAGAGTCTATTATTGCTTCTACAACTACAGGTATAGCCACTATTACTGCTTATACTAAATTTCCTCATGGCTTTGTACCTGGCGGTCAGGTTATAGTTTCTGGATCTTCTGATTCTGCTTTTAATGGTACTTTCGATGTAACTGGAAGTACAGAGACTTCTATAACCTATCAATCTGTAGCTATTCCATCCAGCTTACAAGCACCTGGCTTTCCAATAGTTGTTTCCCCAGGCAATATCTACGGACTGCAAACTCGTTTAGGTATGTTTGATCAACAGAACGGAATGTTTTTTGAAAATGATGGCATTAACACATTTGTGGTTCGTAGAAACAGTACGAACCAGGTAACAGGTACAGTAAACACGGTCAATGGATCTAGTGTAATTACAGGAAATAGAACATTATTCTCACAACAACTTACCCCCGGTGACTTTGTTGTTATAAAAGGTCAAAGCTATAGGATTAGTTCTATAGAATCTGATACTAGAATGTTAATTATACCTGAATATGAAGGGGTAACTCAAGCAAATACAATTTTAAGTAAAACTATTGATTTAAGAATTCCGCAAAGTCAATGGAACATAGATAAATTGGACGGTACAGGACCAAGCGGCTATGCACTTGATGTTACAAGAATGCAAATGTTCTATATGGACTATTCCTGGTATGGTGCTGGGTTTATAAGATATGGTGTTCGCGGAAGCAACGGTAATGTAGTATATTGCCATAAAATTATCAATAACAACGTAAACACCGAGGCATACTTGAGATCCGGCAACTTACCTGCTAGATATGAGGAGAGTACATATTCACCAACAACTATTCTCACACAATCGCTAGCCACAATTGATACTGTTGCTAATGTTAAAAACGCATCTACATTTCCTCTTTCTGGTATTATTAAGATTACTACTCCAGGTATTATTTCTACCCCGGATAATAAGGTATTAGGAAGAGATTATAGACCAATAGAATATTTAAGATATAATGGTAGAACAGATACACAGCTTTTAAAGTTAAATAGAGCTATACCCGGTGGAATTAATTCACCTCAAACGTTTACATATTCTGATACCGCCCCGGTACCTGTTGAATTAATGGGAACTGTGACAGCATCTGCTTCAGCATTATGGCCTAGCGCCACTGCTTTATCCCATTGGGGTTCTAGCGTTATTATGGACGGCAGATTTGATAATGATCAAAACGTTTTCTTTTCTGCTGGCAATAATAATTTACTTTATATTCCTGGAGGAGGCGATACTAGTGAATACATTATTCTAGCAATTAGATTATCTCCATCAGTAGATAGCGGTAGAGTTGGATTTTTGGGTCAAAGAGAAATTATTAATAGGATGCAATTAAATTTGAGGAGTATGGATGTTTTGTCTACAGGTACATTTAGAATTAGTCTATATTTAAACTCCCGCGTAAGCAACCCTGGACTAAATGATAGTTTTGTATTTAGTAATGTTGGCGGGTCTAGCTTAGCACAGCTTGCCCAGTCCCCGGCCTTGCCGGCCACCCCTGTGGATAATATTAGAAGAGACCATCCAAAAGTAGTAGGGGGCGAGAATGTATTTAGCTTCTTGTGTGATTCTGCATCTACTGGATTTACAAAGACTTTTGTTGATCTAGCTGGCGTAAGAGAGTTGGGTAATTCTATAATGGGTGGAGGATACAGTAATAATCTACCTCTTAGCGCTGCTCCAGTAGTTGGAATGTATCCAGACGGTCCAGATATTCTCTATATTACTGCAAGAAATTTAACCACAGGCGCCACCACTTCCCAGATAACAGCTAGAATTTCTTGGACGGAAGCCCAAGCATAACATATGCCTCTTACTACTGTAATACAGGGAATGCTTGCTGATAATTCCGTCACAACGCTATCTATATCTGCTGAAAATGTAAGGGAAACTGATATTGCATTAAGTGCTATCCGTGCCAAACATATTAAAGATTATGAAATTCAAACTATTCATCTTTCTAGTAATGTAGTTACAACTAGAAACATTGCTAATTCTGCCGTTACGACCAGGCATTACGCTCCAAGCTCGATACAAAACTCACATTTAAGTGCATTTTGTGTAGATACAGCAAATATCGCCACAAGCGCTGTAACCTATTCAAAATTAAATTTTGAAACTATTAATATACTATATGGTAGTAAAGTCTTTCACAATACAAATCCTAGTCTTACTTTAACAAGCTCTAATTATTTAACTGCACATGGTGCTATAATAGTTAATAAATGTACTTCCGAATCAAACATTACATTCGATGATAGCCTTCCATCTAATTTTCATTGCCGTATATTTAACATAGCCTTGGATAAATTGATACTCGGTGGTTCGATAACTAGGTATTTAAAATTTGATACAAGAAAATTATCTCCAAACCCTGGCGTTAATAATACATGTATTCTAACTGGTGGTTATTCAGACGGATTTACAACTCGGCAATGGCTACCTATGGTATATGTGTTTATTGCACAACAAAATACTAATCCCAGTGATATATCAGAATATATTTACGTAATACCCTCCTCTTAATACTTACAAAAGATTCCATTAGCATCATTATAGAACACACTCTTAAAATTTAATCGCCTAAGCATATCTGTACATCCTCTACACGGTCTACTTAAGTCTAGTTTATTGTTTCTATTAACACGTGTATTAATAATAGTCAAACCAGAGCAATCAGTTGCTCCTAATTTAATAACTGCATCCATCTCAGAATGAATTCCTATTTGATTTGACATTATCTCCCCCTTACGGTTTTTATAATCGTAGAGTAGATTTTTTGGATGCGTTTTATCTCTATTAAATCCTATTTTGACAATCTTCGAGCCATCTAAAATAAAACTAAAATGTCTACATCTATGTAGAGATGGGTGCTCATTTAATAGAGCGAAACTAATCTCTTTAACTTTATTAAAGATTTTCAAAGAAAATGAAACAATTTCAAAAGAACAACCGATGAACAAGCAGCTGCAATAAGGCTAGTAATAGTACGTAAGAGCTCGAGCTTATGATTATGCTGGTCAACCCAAATTTCCATATGATCCCTAAGACGGCCCTCTTCCTTAAGCCTTTTAATTTCTTTTTTGCTAAGCTTTTTAATGGACATAAAAATATTATAACAGGTTGACTTAATTTGTCAAGCTAAATATCCTCTAATTCAAAATAATCAAACAAATCTAAATTATATTTGGATTTAAAATATAATCTGCTTTGTTTTATAGTATTATTATATGTCTTTTTATCACGCAAGTGCCTATTCTCTAATTCAATAAATTTATTTCTTAGTTTTTCTACTTTTTCAAAGTCTGATTTATTCATAGCCTTATCAACGTCTTTTAAAATTTTTTCGCCTTGCTCTATTATCCAGATATAATTCTGATTTAGAGTGTTTAACTGCTCTAACATTGTGTCTATATCGTTCATGGATATCTATATATCTTCTTACCCTTTCTTACTGTATAACTACGTATTTCTTGTCCTTTTCTTGAATCCCACAAAATTTCATCAAAATTTTTCTTAAATTTTTGACTAAAACAATTTCTAGGTTTTGATCCTTTACCAGCCATAATTCTATAATAATATAAATCTATTAAATTTCCATTAAAATTTACCGTAAATTAAATTATTTGAAAATTGTAAACCTACATCGTTACAAAATGGAAAATATAGATACCTATTATTACTACCAAATAAACAATAGGCATTGGTATAATCGTCCGATGATGTTATTGTATCATATAGTAAATCTTTAACTGAATTTTGAATAATAAATTGCTTAACTTGACTAGGAGTTGCATCTTGGTTTAACTGAAGATATAATGCACAAACACCGGCAACTTGCGGGCTAGCCATACTTGTTCCACCTAAGAGTGCTTGCTTATATGATGCATTTTGAAAGTATGTAGAACTGCTGGAACCATGGACATTTATATCGCTCATAGCACTTTTTATATAATCTCCCGGTGCATATATATCTACGCCTGGTCCCCCATTACTAGAGCTTGCTTTATATTCCTGAAGCCCTGCTCCAAAATCTAGCATTGTACTATTTACATTACCTACTTCTATTGCTCTTGTACTATACGGACTAGATCCTCTGTGATAATAAATTCTATTACCTCCTGATTTTTCAAAGTAATTGTTGTAATCTATACCCTGTTGTAAATCAATCTTATAAGAACTATTACCCGATGCAATACACACTGTTACTCCAGCATCAATTAATTCCTCTAAATCTACATCTACGGATTCAACTCTTACCGGGACTCTATTAAAAAGTATAATTCCATAGCTAGCAATAGGTGTTGTACCCGTCCAGTTTGTCCCTCTATAGTTTCCGCCTGTTAGGGAAGTATATGTACTCGAATACCCCCAACTCATATTAACAACGGTAGGTCTTTTTTTTCCGGTTCTTGAATCAACTGGTTTATTTAAATGCCAGCCCTTAATCACATCAAAGCAATTTACAATATCTATACCATTACCTACATCTCCGCTACCCTCAAGCCCTCCCACTTTAAGTACATATATTTGAGCATTTTTTGCCCAGCCATAATTTTTTCCAGCAACAATCCCAGTTACATGTGTCCCGTGACCATCGTAATCTCTATAAAAAAGTGAATCGCTGGCCTGGGTACCAGGTACCCCCGAAGCTGTATACCAGTTTATTTTGTTAACTCTACTATTACCTTTAGAATCTGTAAATTCTGGATGATCAATTTGCACACCAGAATCGTGAATAACTACATCAACCCCTTCCCCGTCCAGATGATAGGAATAAGCACAAAGCGTTGGCGATGTAGTGTCTGACGGATAGAGATTTATAGATTTAGACGATCTCAATAATCCCCAATTAATCTGGTTACCGGAAGAATAAGAGCTTTTTGAAAAATTCGAATTTTGTGTTATATTAAATCCTATAGCAATATCATCGCGCTGATCTGGAGGTATATCTACAGCTAAAACTCTTTCGTCGCTCTTTAGTATTTCTGCTTCTTGTTCCGTGAGAAAATAATGCGTGTTTCTCTGAGAAAGTGGCCGTTCATTAGCCACCTCAACCTCTCGGAAAGGTATATGGGCTATACTATTTTGTTCGACCATTTGATCATAAAACTCATCATAATTAACGTCTTTTTTTAACGTAACAATATATTCTTTCATGATATTATATTTGATAATATTTAAACCAGCGCACCTGTTGCATAAATTCTATTTCCATACTTGTAAATAGTTGCCGCGGTGTAGAGCTGCTTGGTGCCCTGAGAACCTGATAGTACCGTCCCGTAACCATAAAACACATTATTGACCGATGAAGTCAATGTAACGTTTTGTGTAGAATCATTTAAAACCATCATATTAAATCCTGCGGGCAATGATTGTTCAAAATTTATACGTGCTGGGCTGGTGTTTCTTGTATGTAAGATTTGATTTTGATAGGTATTATAATTTGTATTGTCTATTGTTAATGATATGCTGTCTGATGAAATAACATTAACTAATGTCCATGTTGCACTAATGGTGCAGAGAGTAGTATAAGCAGAGCTCCATTGATTGCTATTGCCCCCAGAAGCATATATTACTGCAGTAGAACTAATGGCACCTAATACTGTAATAGGATTAGGTGTAACTGTTGCAGCAGTTGAAGTATATATCTGCCCATTATTACAAACAACTGTCATTATTCTGCCATCTGAAGACATTGCCACACCATATAAATAATAATAGCCTGCACTATTTTTAAGCACCCAGGTTTTTCCGTAGTCTGTAGATATATAAGCACCAAAACCAGCACCAGCAATTTGTGTCTTACCGTCTGAGGACATTGCAACCGACCACCAGTAACCGTAAGCACCACTTACGTCTGTTGCTTGAATCCAGCTTTGACCATAATTGTAGGACATGTAGACCGACCCACCATACGCCACTGCAGTCATTATTCTTCCATCTGAAGACATGGCAATACCCTTCCAAGCTCTAGCATTTTCTCTGGCTATCCAGGTTCTTCCGTAGTCATACGATATATAAATAGCGGAGCCTGCACCATCATTATCTACACCTGCAGCAATAATCTTGCCATCAGAGGATGTGGCAACCGGGCCCCACAATCTGGTACTTTGTGTTGCTACCCATGTTTCACCATAATCATAAGAAATATTTATTTGACCGCTTCTCGTGGTTGTAATTATAATTCTACCATCCGAAGACATTGCTACACCGTTTGCTAATGAAGTAACTTTTGCTGTCCATGTATTTCCATAGTCATATGAAACACAAACATAATTGCTCCCCGCTACTGCCTGTATTCTACCATCCGAGGACATTGCTGCATCATTCCAGTCAACAACTGTTGGACCCTTTGCGGCCCATGTTATTCCGTAATCGTAAGATACATATATTCTATCATTATTACGAGCTGTTGCTGTCTGTATTCTACCATCAGAAGACATTGCAACACTACTCCAACTTCTAGTAGTACCCTGGCTTGGTACCCATATATCACCTTCAGTACCGGGTAATACTTGCCAACTGTTCTCTCTTACACTTACTCTGCCCAAATATGCTCCACCTTCATTTTGACCAACAAGCAGGCCTCCGGCTGAGAATTGACCTGGAGAGGCTCCGGAAAGGGCAGATAGCGCAGTTAAAGTAGATACCTCACTACAGACTACCATGGTACCACGCACATTCAATGCATTTCTATTAGCAGATAAATCTGGTGTTACAGAATTTATTGTAACTTCACCAGTGCTCAGTATCACAACACGATTACTATTTGCTGTTGAATTTATCCAATTTTTCCCATCATAATACTCAATACCGCTTAATGTGGTGTTGTAAATCAAATCACCATTTAGAGGGACTAAAATGTCCGTATCTCTTGATGTTGTCGAAACATTATACAACCTTAAAGGTGATCTAAGCACCACAACCCGCTGCAATGCTGCGAGTGTTAGATTACTATTCGAAGATAATGTTGGTGTACCAGCTCCATTTATATTCACTGAATTTGAAATTATATTACCCCCAACACTTAGAGAATTTGTTATGGAAGCTGATTTAAGTATTAAATCATTTGTTGAAAGATAGTTTTGAACTGTTACTAAATTTACTCCTCCTGTATTCCAAGCACCGCTAAATGCAGATACCGTTGTATATACGGAAGACCATCCACCACTATTAGTATAAACAGTACTTTCTACTGATTCCCATCCACCACTATTAGCATTGGTCGTTGAATATACGGAAGACCATCCACCACTATTAGCATTGGTCGTTGAATATACGGAAGACCATTTACCACTATTAGTATAAACAGTACTTTCTACTGATTCCCATCCACCACTATTAGCATAAACAGTACTTTCTACTGATTCCCATCCACCACTATTAGCATAAACAGTACTTTCTACTGATTCCCATCCACCACTATT